TTTTAGTGCAGCCCAATGCCAAAAACCTCGTTGTGAATTTGACCAAACTTGCCCAGAATATTTAATTGCACCTGTCTTGGAGAAGAAAATTGAAGGAACTATTGTTAGCCCTCCTGTCCAACAAGTCGGAGCAGCCACGCCTCAGTGCCGATGAGATAGATGTCCGTGTACGGGCATTTGTGGTCATCATGGTAACGCTAATCTTTGCGTTCATTACCTTTGCTCTTCTCTATTCAGTTACCTTTGTAACCCAGCCGATCAAGCAAATGGCTCCTATTGATCAAGCATACACCAAGATGCTTAATGATATAGTGTTACTAATTGTTGGAGGAATAGGCGGTATATTAACTAAAGGTTTAACCAATGAAGCTACTGCAATGATGAATAATGTCAAGGCAGGTAAGGATGCTTATGTGGCACCTCCACCTCCGCCAATACAAAACATTACAGTGGCAGCACCTGCAAATTGGTCACCTCCACGTGCCCCGAGTGGACCACCTACATTAGAAAATGATGAAGAAAGACTCAGAACTGCACAAGCCAGGGAGAGCACACGTGTTTAGTATTTTTAATCCGATTATTGAGGCGGTTTTAGTTTCTTTACTTATAGGAGTATATTTTTATGCGCACCATTCAGGTTATCAAGAACGAGTTGCTGAAGATCAAGCAGAAATTGCAAGACTTAATGACGAAGCTCGCACAAAAGAACAGCAAGTAGCTACAAAGTTTAGTCAACTTAATTCACAGCTAAAGAAAGCCAAAGATGATATTAAAACCACACAGACTAGTATTAATGCTCGCATTGACTCTGGCGAGTTGCAGCTTCCTTCGACCAGCTGTGCCGTACACTCCACCACAGATACCTCCTCTGGAGATGGAGACAAAGGAGGCGAATCTACAAAGCAAGTACTTAAAGATATTGGAGCAGTCATTGCAGAGGGAGACTCCGCAATCGAAGACTACAACTCCTGCGTCCGCAAGTACAACGAAGTAAGAGACAGATTCAACAAGGCTTCTAAATGATTGATGCTGACCAACTTCATAAGCTAGGTATTGATGCTGTATGGGTCGATCCTTTGAATGACACATTTGACAGATTTAAGATTAGCACCAAAGAAGAACAAGCTTGCTTTATTGGTCAATTCAGCTATGAATCTAACCACTTCAAGTCATTAGAAGAAAATCTAAACTATAGACCCGAAACTTTAATGCAGCTATGGCCAAAGAGGTTTCCTTCTATGGAAGAAGCCATGAAGTATGCTCATAAGCCACAACTGATTGCCAACCATATCTATTCAAATAGAATGGGCAACAGAGATGAAGCATCTGGAGATGGTTGGTTATTCCGTGGTTCTGCTATTTGTCAGCTGACAGGGCATGATAATTTTTGGCATGCAGGTCAAGCCTTAGGCATTGACTTGGTTAAGAACCCAGATTTAGCAAGAACGCCTAAATGGGCGGCACCGATCGGTGGCTGGTTCTGGTCGACCCATGGTTGTAATCGACTGGCTGATGCTAAGGATTACAATGGTCTGACCAAGGTGATCAATGGAGGTTTGTTCGGCGCTCAACAAAGAGTCGCTGTTATGCAACAAGCAGAAATAGTGTTGTCTGCATAGGCAGATAAGGATAAAATGCTAAAAAGGGTCTAAAAGATGACAATTTCCTCCACATCGTTAGCCACTACTCCAAGCTGGGCAATGACCTATAACTCATTGACCACGACTGTTGAGCAGTATCTGGAGAGAAATGACACTGCTGTAATTAATCAAATCCCTGTGGCAATTACGCTGTGTGAGTTTGAAATAGCTCAACAAATGAAGTCATTAGGCCAACAGCAAGTAGTTGAAAGCACAATGACAATTAATGGCGCTATCATACCAAAGCCTGCTAGATGGCGTAAGACAGTTTCTTTTAATGTTACAGGGCCTAATGGTCCTCAGCCTGTACTATTAAGAAAGTATGAATACTTGCTTAACTATAATACAGGCGCTTCAAATGGTATTCCTTTGTATTATGCAGACTATGACTATGGTCATTGGTTGGTTTCACCTGCACCTGATCAAGCATATCCGTTTGAAGTACTTTACTATGAGCGTATTCAACCTTTAGATTCTAATAATCAAACTAATTGGCTTACACAAAATGCACCTAATGCTATGCTATATGGCACGTTGCTGCAATTTATGCCATTCTTAAAGAACGACCAACGAACTGTCTTTCAAGAAAAATATAAAGAAGCAATAAGTGCTTTAGTGAATGAAGACAAGATTCGTTTAGCTGACCGCCAAGCTATTGCACAGGATTCATAATGACAACATATACAAACCCGTTTACGGCTCAAACGCTATCACCTTCACAGGTTGCGTATGAGGCAATAACACTATCGGCTAATACAGTATTAACATGGCCAATTAATGGTAATGACACAACTAATGTTGCAGCCAATATCATTGAAGTAACTGCAACCACTAGTGGCTTAACTTTATCTATGCCGGCAGCCACTCAGGTTTCTCCTGGTCAAGCCGTTATTATTAGAAACGTTGGTACATCAGCTCAATATGCATTTACAGTTACTGATAACCAAGGTAATACAATTATTAATATACCTGTTGCACCAACTTCTGCAACATGTAATACATACTATATTTATGTTATTAGCAACTCAACAGTTGCAGGAACATGGGGAAATATTGCACTTGGTATAGGTACTTCATCAGCCAGTGCATCAACACTTGCAGGATATGGTTTAACGCCTATTGGGCCTACGCTTAATACTGCTATTCCTATTACAACTCTTTACTCATCTGCAACTCTAAACTCTAATAATAGATCATCGCTTTTTGTATGGTCATCTGGTGTAGGAACAATTACACTTCCTAGTTCATCATCAGTAGGCAATAACTGGTTTGTTATTGTTAAAAATGACGGTACTGGGATCGTCACAATTACTCCAAGCGGTACTGATACAATTGATGGAAACTCTACACAGCAACTGCAATTAACAGAGTCTGTGATGGTTGTGTCTAACGGGTCTACAGGTTTTGCAACATTTGGTTATGGTAGATCAAATAGCTTTGCGTATACTCAACTTTCATTGTCTTTAACTGGCTTATCATCGCCATATACTTATACGTTATCTGCTGCACAAGCATCAAATACGATTCAATCATATTCAGGCGTACTGACTGCTAATACAACTGTTGTCGTACCTAATACTGTACAACTGTATTCTTTTACAAACAATACAACAGGCTCATATACACTTACTATTAAAGCAAGTGGTTCTGGCTCTACAATTACAGTAGGTCAAAGTAATACAGTAATGGCAATTTGTGATGGTACAAATGTCTATAATGCAAATAGCACATCACTTACATCAGCAAGCTCAATTACATTTGGTGTAGGCAGTGCTGCTACGCCTTCTATTAACTTTTTAGGGAATACTTCAACAGGCATGTACTTACCTGCAACAGGCCAAATAGGCTTTACTTCAGGTGGTACATCAATTGGTGTTGCAACATCGGCCGGTTGGCAACTAACTTCTGGGTTAATTGGAGGTGGGTTTTGACCCTTAAAGTTGCACAACTAAACGTATCAGCTGGTATTCAGCGGGACGGTACTCAGTTTTCATCTCCTTTGTATGTAGATGGTCAATGGGTAAGGTTTCAACGTGGAAGACCAAGAAAGATTGGTGGGTACAATGCTATCTTTTTAAATGCACCTGAAATTAGTCGTGGGATGATTATGCAATCCCAAAATGGCATTAATTATTTATATTCAGGTGGGCAAAATTATTTACAAGCATGGCAAACAGGAAACAATGGTGGTGTAGGGTTTGGTCCAACAGCAATTACACTAAATAACTTCACAGCTAATGCAAATAACTTATGGCAATTTGATGTTGGATTTGATCCAAATGGTACAGGCAATTTAAATTTAATTGCTCACCCAGGTCAAAACTTAAGTACTATTGACAACACTAATAATACGCCTGTTCTTGTTGGTACATTTCCTTATAGTGCATTAAGTCAAGTAGGCGTATTTACAGTAACTGCAAGTTTGTCAGGGACTACAATTACTATATCTTCAGCTAATTATTTAATAGCTGCAGGACAAACAGTTAGTGGTACTGGTATAACTGCAGGAACAAAAGTAAC